TTAATAGGATCTAAAAACTATTCAAGTATTAACGCTCATATGTTACACCAGTTGGGTCCAAAAGACGACTTGGAATCGGTTGGATATATTATGCTTTATTTATTTTTAGGATCACTTCCTTGGTCAAATGATTTTGATGCAGACACAATCATTGAAAAAAAGAAACAGATTGTTTATAATAAGGGTCTTCTTCCAGAATTTATTACAACATATTTTAGCAACCTAACGAATTTGAAGTAATGTAACAGTTTTATTATAAGACATTTCCCACATATGGTCGTTTATATAGTGGTTTCCATTCCATGCAGTTGCATACCCAACAAAGATGACGACAAATTTTCCTGTAGGGTATTTAAACCACGTGCAACCCTTCATTGTAACTGGATACGAATTTGTTCTAAGTTGTTTGATCCTTGGTTTATTTCTCAGCATTGCGTAGCGAGGATCGTCTTTACAAAATCGGTGAATAAGAACAAACTTTCCCTTGATCCAACACGCTTCTCCTGTGTATAATTTGATAATATCAACCAGTTCATATGGAAGTTTGTTTGAAAGAAGGTCTGTCATATTGAGTTATTTTTACCAAAAGAAAACTTGGTAAAAGCATTTCAATTTTGTAGGGGAACCAATGGTCTTCAGCTCCGCCAGCCCCTTTCAGCAAAGCTTAGGGACCCCCTCCTTTTCATAAAGAAAACCTAATTTTCTCCTCTAAAATATTCCGACAACAAATTGCCTATTTTTTGATACAAAGATTGGTTTTTACTAAGACTAAAACTTCGCACCATATTTTCATAAGATTCGCTATCCACAACATAGATCTTGTAACTTTTAGAAGTTGGATCAAAGTATTCCGAATATTCAGAAATAAGATTTTCAATGGTACAAAAATCATCATAATTTATTGATAGAATCGGTTGTGATTGGTCTTTTTCATTGCATGTGAATACATCGTATATCACAGGAACATTTCCAGGAATTTCATCGCGGGGTTCTTCTTCTTCTTCTTTGTCCTCTTTTGGTTTTAAGATTTCATACCATTCTGGGAATAGTGTGAAATATAACTGGTAATAAAACTCGCCAATAGTTGAATCTTTATATACATTCATGTAAAAGGATTTCTTTTTGTAAAGAGACACTTCAATCCTGACAACATCAGGCTTTACTTTGTCGGTAAGCTGGATCTCTTTTTCGCACGAAGTATTCATGTTAGATTTTTAACATATTATTGTATTTGTAAAAAGAGTTCAATTTTATTTGCAATTCGCAGAAGAGTAACCAATGACAGCGCATGCAATTCGTTTCCCAGCGTGTCCAGTTTTCAAACTATCCGGAAATCCTCCCTTTCCGCAATCATCTTCATCTTGGTGTATGATTAGTCCACGGCCAATAATATTAAACTTAACACCTTTAACCTTGATGACATCATCATAAAACGTATAGCTGGCGACACCTTTATCATCGGTTTTCAAATTTCCCAAATCACCAACGTGTCGTTCTTTCATTCCAGGACATCCATGGTTCTTGTTACATGGATTAAAGTGCGCGCACATGCTCTCGCATTTATCTGTCAAATCTCCTGCTTCGTGTACATGAAAACCGTGTAGACCATTCTTTTTTAGCCCGGAAATATTGACATCAATCCGGACGCGTTTATTTTCTGGCTCATCCGTAAAAAAAACAGTACCGTGAATCTTTTTGTCTGTGAATACTGCAACTGCCTGCATTTACTTTATTTGATGGAATACTTTTATACCGTTTATTTACATTTGTGTTTGTACAATAAACAGTTAGATGGACTTGAGCTAAGAAAGACTTGTAATATCAGTTTCAACGCTAATATATTTGCAATCCAACACCATAAAGATCCCCAGGTATTCGTTTTGTAATATGTATAATAAATGGCAAGAACAACACCTAAATATAAACCAAACGTAGCGTATTGTTGTTGATACAAAAATAAACCAAAAAGGAATGAAAGCCATGTAAAAACGATAAAACTGGGAAAGTTTAACCAATTCCAAGCTAAATGACCGTTAGATGCTTTATTCATTGAAAAATCAATAGGGAAATAAAACACACTAAAGGCACTAAATAATAGATACGAACCAATAAGCAAAGATTTTACATTGTTTTCAACTTTATTGCAAGATAATATGAATAATGGCACTTGAATAAATATTAAGAATAAACCTATTTTGGATAAAAATCTATTCATGCGTTTGTCATGTAAATTATTCCACGTAAAATATTCTAATAGTTGCATTGAAATAAATGAAAGATAGTATAAAAAACTAAAGAAACCAATGACGTTATTAAAATAAGCAAATGATATTCCGAATAAACTAAATAAAAATGTATTTAATGATACTTTTGCATTCCAACACATATATTTTACAAATATTATATTATGCATGCAAAACTTTTCCAAGAGGAAAAGGTGTTCTGCGTGTAACAATGGATAAATCTTTATCGCAAATGCAACCTGCAAATTCAAGTTCATCTATGAAAATATTTCCGTATATGTCTTCAAAGCTCGTTTTTTCATAATCTCCACATGTTTGACAAAACCAAACGCGAAACATTCTGCATTTGTGATAATTTTCTCTAATCTTTTCAAGTGTTTCCAAACTCATCATAGTATCATTATGTTGTATGACAATCTTTGGTTCACGATTGAATGGGATTTTTACACCTTTTCTCATTTAAAACGCCCATTTTCAGAGCAAAAAAATAAAAAAAGTGTAAAATCAATAGTAGGAATTTCACCTACGATAGTCTAACTTTTTCCTGTTCTTCTTTGGTATTGGAACAGGTGAAAGACGAAATTTGGAATTGCGGTGGTCTTTGTTGTTTTTCTACCCACCACTTTGTTAAATTCATTATGTTTATGGATGAATTCGCATCTCGTGTTCTAAATACGGTTTGTTTGACTTGAGGTCTCACGCAGTTAGAACACACTAAAAGACGGAATTGTTTCTCTCCATTCTTGTGCCTGTAATATTCTAAATTATTATAACATTCACAGCATTTCTTACTTGTATTACATTCATTAACAGTAATTGTATCGTATTTCTTATGGATTTGTTTTCGTAATCCTTTATTCATGGTAGGCATAAAATGTTTCATTTGGGTGCTTCTTGACCAATTACCATAACCAATAAGAATATTTTCACCAAAAGTTTCCTTGATTTTATTCATGAATTTATCCATGCTTTTCTTACCATAACTATATTGGCGGAATTTCATTTTCCTCCATGTTTCTCGTTGATAGAATTCTAATACCTTCTTATTTAACTTATCCTTTTCTACTAAGTAGGACTTGAACTTTTCATAATCTACAGATTTGCTATTTTCAAAAGAAAGTTCAATTTCACACTCATTTATTTTGTTTTTCTTCTTTTCCTCTATCAAAATGCGTTGATTACACTTTGCTTTACTTTCTATTTTTCTCTGCGGTGCTGTATATTGTAGTTTATTACCATTACCATCCATCATATAAACCAAACTTCTTTTTCCTGGGTCACAACCCACAATGTTTCTTGATTTCAATTCGTCTAATTGTTCCTTTGATAAATCCTCTATGTTATAGAAATCTTGTTCAGGTATAGTAGGAACTTTACTGCCCCATTTTTTATCTTTCAAATCTTTACGAATGAAAAGCAAACAACATGAAATACCATCTGTTTGGATTTGGTGATGAAACTGGTAATGTTTATTTTTGAATGTTTTATGGTTCAAGTTCAAAAATCCATTCCAAATATCATGCTGGTTGTCTTTGATATTCTTCAATAATTCACCCTTTTTTATTTTATTTCCATCCTTATCTTTTTCAGGACAAAACAAACTAACCAAACAAGCAGTATCTAAAATAATATGTTTTGGAATGATGTTATTTCTTAATGGTAAGGGTTGGAACAATTTACTTTCTTGTGTTTCCAATACAGAGTTCATATACAACATTCCTTTCAAATAAGAAAATGGTCTAACTTTCACATCATAATGAATTGACTTATTGATATCCTTTGGAAAAATATGAGGCAAATGAGTAAGTTTCCAATCATTAAACAATTCATTTGTTTCTGTTTCCAATTCTAATACTTGTTTCTTAAATTGAAATAGTATTGCTTTATCCTCTGTAATTTCTGTGGTTGTTTTATTGATGAAACGTAAGAAATGTTGAATGAAATGTTCCTGTGCATTATTGGATAGTGAAGTATGTATTTGTGTTGCTAAATAAGGAAGCATAAACGTGGTGTTTTTCAAATTGGTTTTCTCATGGTTCAATAAAGGTTGGTATTCAGTTATGTAAAACTTATCTAACTTCTCTAATAATTCCACATCAGCACTTTTCTTTCCTCTATTATCACGAACTCCTAATGCTTTGATACAATAAAGAATAAAAGTATCATCTATTTCAGGTAACGATGATTGGTTAGAATAACAATGTAAAACATACAACCGAATAAATTGGTAGGAATGTATCATTAAATCATTCATAGCAAAAACCAAATTATTTATTTCAGGTTGTATCTCATTATGGTTCAAAAGAATAGATTTGAGTGTAGTTTTGATGGTTTGGAAGGATGCCTTCTCATTATACCTAAATGATTTGAAATTGTCTTTCAACTTTTTCTTTTTCACCATTCTATATTTTATACAGAGAAAATAATTTTAAGTTCTTTTTCAAGAATTTATTAAACTTTTGAAAAAGATATTATGCCTAAATATTTTCCGTTATAGAAACTTCCGTAGTTTCTAACTTTTGTAATTTTTCTTTTCGTTTCAAATATGCCTTACGATTAATTTCCTTTAACCGTTCAGGGTCTTCTTCTGCTATTTTCTTTAATCTTTGTTTGGCTTTTTCATTTACAATTTCCTTGTTGTTTTCATAATAAGATTTCCTTGAAGTATTATAATTTTCTAATAATGTTTTTAACTTATTGTTTTCTTCTTTAAGAGATTTATTTTCTTTAATAATATTTTCAATATCCATTTGTATTGAAAGCATAAATTATTTTTATATAATTTTAATAAAAAATTGATTATATAAAATGGGCGTTTTAAATGAGAAAAGGTGTAAAATCAGATTTCTGATGCTTTTATTGCCTTCATTTATCATAGTACAAATTCTATAGACACATTTTTTCGCTTGAAACGTCTTAATATCATAAAATGCAAACTCTTTTATGATATCCAATAATTCAACCGGCAGACGGAATCTGTTGATAGAAAGTTGTTTTGATATTGACATAGTTTATATGGACAAAAGAAAATACAAAAAGAATCAGTTTTATTCGTTTATGACTAACGGTCGTTTATAACTAACTGTCGTTTGTCATTAAACATTGTACAATATATTCCTTTAACGGCTCGGGACAATTATTGACAAATCCTTCAAAATACTCTTTCTCTTTCATATTGTAAAGCATATATCCGATATTGATAGCATCTTCTACGTCTTCATTTTTAAGATTTCTTCCAGTAACATAAGCAATCAATTTATCAAATATAGAAGGCACCACGACAGATAATATGTCCCAGCGGTTTTCTTTTCTTTGGCAACTAATGCATTTATCAAAATATTCATAATATGCGGCAAGAGGAGTAAATGATGTAAATTTTACCTTGAATTTGGATATATCTTGTGGGTCCAACGGTTTCTTTTTTTGAGAGCGTGTTAATACCGGCATTTGTTTACTATATGTGATTTCGTAAAAAATTGGTTCACTATTTTATTTTATTTCGGAAGGTCGGTGTCTTTTTTCTTACTCTCTTTTTCTTTCTTTGGAAAAAAAAGATTATCGGTAAATTCTATCGTAAGACCTTTGTAATAAAGTTTGGGTTTTACCTTTTTATCAGGTTCTTTATTTTCTATTTTTTTATTAGAAGACATTTCATTTTGCATATAGTATACATTTATACAAAGATTTTCTACACATTTACTAAAGAAGGACTTGAACTTTTGTCAAAGTACTAATACAATTTATACATACTATTAATGAATCCGTGTCACTTTTCACAAGAGGAATTTGATCGCATGCTTGCAGAATTAATTCTAATACTTTCCTTTTTATAGTATTGTAAAAATTTTCCCATTTCTGAGATATTTTTTTTGCTTCATGAAAGTCGTTCAAATAATTGTATATATATTCGTAAATTTCTGTAACAACTTTCATTTTTTCAACAATATTTGTTAAACTTTCAGAAACGTTTAATTTTTCTCTAAGATACGGAAGATGAAGTCTTATACATTTACTAACATAATCTTCTTTTACAACGCGATCTTTTACAACGCGATCTTTTACAATACTCTTTTTTACAACAATTTTTCTTCCACTGCGAAGCTTCATGTTTTGTCTTTATTACTTCTTTTTATATTCCCGACGAAGGTTCAATTTTACTATAAAATTTCTCTCGCATAGCTCGCAATTCTTCCTTTGTTACAATAGGCTTTTCTTCAATCGCAATTTTAGTCCCCGTCACTTGACACATTTTCAACCATTCATCTTTGGTGATATTCTGCAATGTTTTCAGACAATACGAAACATCTTGACTCGTTTTTTTCCCTTGATGTCGTGTATATTCACAATTCGTCATCACAATGTACTTTTCCCATGGCCCGGTTCGCAAACAAAGGGCGTAAAAAGTAGATAGACACTTCCAAGACAATATGTTTTTCCGAAATCCTGTTCCTTTTTTATATTTGCATTGAACGGCAATATATTGACCGTCGTTTTTTCTCACAACAATATCAATCCCCATATCTTGCCTCTTCATTGTCAATTTTTCTAATACATCGGGTGGAACGTGTTTTAGAAGCCAAACATTTTCCAATCCTTTTACATATTTCAAATAGAGAACGCAAAACTCTTCAAAAATATCACCGCGTAGTTTTTTATTGTCTCTTATTTTCATTTCGTAGAGAGAATGCGCTGGAGATTCATAAAAAGTCTGACATTCTTTTATGAATTCATCAAATAAATTTTCGGGAGATCGTAGATAAATGGTGTAAAGTATATTGGATAAGTCGTTCATAGTATATTTTTTGTAAAGTTTCTAATAAATTATAGTACCATTATATAAATGCAATTTTTATTTGTGAAAAGAATCAACGTGGTAAAAGATTCTATTTTTTATTCAGCAATAAAAAAGAATAATAAAATTATCGCGTTTGGAAGGAAACATTACACGAATGAAAGAGTTGTTAAAAAAGTAACATTGGATGAAAATTTTGATATTATTGAAGACAATAATATAGAGTTTAGGGGAGAAGATCCTCGCTGTTTTGAATATAAAAATAAAATATATGTGTTGGATAATTATTTGAATGATATGTTTCTACTGGATTATGAAAATACAACATATACAAAAATTAATCTTTCGGGTAAAAATATTTCCTTTATAAACCACAATAATATTTTATACGTTATACATTACATAAAACCGTTTGAGTTATATACTTTTGATATTGAAACTGGAGATGTTACAAAAATGGAAGTTGATGATGATAAAAATACATACAATTATGAATACAGAGGAGGAACGAATGGGTATAAATTGAATGACAATGAATATTACGGATTTGGTCATAGAACATATCTAACACAAGATAATATTTTGAAGCACACTATTTTTTATTGGATTGTTCATTTTGAGGACAATAAATTACCGAGAATATCTCATTTTGATATTGAACAACCTTGTCATTCAAAAAATATATGCGATCCAACGAGTGTAATTGAAATTAATTGTAAAAAATATTTAATGACAGCTGAATCAGACGAAGCATGGAATTGCGAACAAGATTATCTAACTAACTTGTATGAAATTGTTGAATAACTATATAAACAAGTTCTTCGTAATATATACACAATGAAATTTTTCATAATCCTCTATTTTTTACTTGTCGGGGTGGATGCCCTCCGTCTACATATGAAAGTCCCTGATTACATCCAAAAAAATAAATATTATTTCGGAGAAAAATCCTACAATTCGCTCATTAAAAACATTGAAAGCCACAAAATAAAAAACTTGTACTTTAGCGAAAAATTAGACACTGTCGTGTCCGAAGATTCCGATCCACATGAAAATAAGTTGGAAGATTATTCTATCACAAAAATCAACCCCTTTATCACGGATAACCTGGCAACACTTTCGGTGAAAAACGAAGTAAATACGGTATTTATTGAGCCGTCACAACCCAATCCTTATATCCAAACAGCCGGACAAATTGTCTCTGGTATTGAATCGCTTTTAATACCAGGAGTAGTGTTGTCTGTAATTTTTAGTATTGTCAGCTCTAACATGCCGATGAGAACAGGTCCATCCGGGTCTCCCTTCTTAAACCTCCCAGGTGTAAGAAAAGATATGAACAAGGACAAGGAAATCGTAAAAGCAGCCAATATTTCTCTCCAAAGTTTCGCCGGAAGTCCTGAAATATTTGAAGAATGTACGGAAGTCGTGTCTTACTTAAAAAACAGTACTATCTATGAAAATGCCGGTGCTGAAATCCCCCGCGGTATTTTATTAGAAGGTCCACCTGGTACAGGTAAGACTTTATTGGCAAAAGCGATTGCGAGCGAGGCGGAGGCGAATTTTGTGTCCGTCGCGGCAAGTGAATTCGTTGAACTCTTTGTCGGATTGGGAGCAGTAAAGATACGCAATTTGTTCAAGAGTGCGCGTGAAAATAAACCCTGTATTATTTTTATTGATGAGATTGACGCGGTTGGAAGGCAGCGTGGAACTGGGTCAAGTATGGGAGGAAACGAGGAACGAGAACAAACGCTGAATCAACTTCTTGCTGAAATGGATGGATTCGCCGACAATAAGGATATCTTGGTAATTGCAGCGACGAATCGCCGTGATATATTAGATACTGCTTTGTTGCGTCCTGGGAGATTTGATCGGATTATCAATGTTCCTTATCCTGACATTGATTCGCGGAAGAAGATTTTGGAGTCGTATACGAAAAATAAAAAGTTTTCTCCTGCTGTGAACCTTGGATTAGTCGCAGAATTAACTGCTGGATTTTCTGGGGCTCAATTGAAGAACTTGCTCAATGAAGCGGCGATTTTTACGGCACGTCGCGGGAATACCACGATAACAGATGTTGATATATTGAACTCTTTGGACAAATTGATTGTTGGAATTGTAAAAAATACTGATAGCCGCGATGAACATGCAAAACGCAGAGTGGCAATTCACGAATCGGGTCATGCGATTTTAGCCGCGGTTTTTCACAAATATTTTGATTTGAAAAAGGTGAGCATTCAGAGTACGTATAGTGGCGCAGGTGGATATACGGTATTTAATGAACATAGAAATATAACAGATAGTGGTCTTTACACGAAGGATTTATTGTTTAAACGGCTGGTGATTGGTATGGGTGGAAAAGCAGCGGAAAATGTATATTATGGCGATGCCGATGTATCTGTTGGGGCAGTGCAAGACTTGAAACAGACGAACTCGTTGGCACAACGCATGATCGGAAACTATGGAATGGGTACAACGAAGTTGGAGACCTTTTATAATGAGGATTTGGACACGGCTCGTATATCCAGTAAATATTCGGATCATACGAAGGAACAGTTAGATGATGAAGCGCTAAGTCTGGTGAATAATGCGTATATAGAAGCGAAAAAAATATTGCGCTCCAATAAGGAAATAGTAGATCTTCTTGTTGAAAAATTATTAGACCAGAAGATTTTAACTGGATCGGAAGTGCAAAAGTTGATAGATGATATGAATCGCGATGATACAGAATATGATGCATGATGTAACTTTTTTACGAGTATTGTGCATTTCACAACAGCAGTATCCACCGGGAACCCAGAAAAATATGGTAGTTTTTCATAAAGAATTCTTGTTACATAAAATGGTAGAAATTAGAAGACCCGAAGGGCAGGAGGGCTAAGGAATCCCGCGTTGCGGGATTCTGAAGAGAGAGGGGCTGGAAATTAGCTTTATCCACCGGGAACCCAGGATAAATTTATGGATTTTTTATAAAGATAAACTGTTATGAAAGATGGTAAGGATTTATCATGTCCGAAGGACAGGAGGGGGCGAGCGGGGGAACCTGGGTTCCCCGCTATTTAGGAATATTTATAAAATATTTTCTTTGAATAATATGTAAGCCCCATTTATCTTTCAATAAAGATAAATGGGGCGTCCATAGTGGTAAATTTGTGAGTTTGTTTTAGTGGCGGAGTTGAGGAGCGAATCCTAATAAGGCTGCGATCTAACTGCGCTGTATATTTTTACATTTTTTTTCATTTTGTACCGAGGGAAATCGGTAGCCCTGTGCCTCTAAGTTGGACATTGTCATTCAGGGACAATTCACATAATAGCATGTGCGAGTCATGTAGCGCCTCTAAAATAAAATATAATATATTTATTGTATTATATTTTACCTATACCTTTATTTCTATGTCAACTTTATTAAGTAGATCAAGTTTCATTAAACTATCCACAGTTTTAGCTGTAGGATTATGAATATCAATTAAACGTTTAATACAGATTTCATTTTTAACTATTTCTCTGGTCGTTTCATCAACATATTTGCTATATAATAAATCTGTAGTCAGATTAGTTCCAAAATTAGGTAAAGGGCCATGCATAGCAAGAGCACCATTTTCATTAATAATTTTTATAATTATTTTTGTCATCAATTGATAACACTTTGCATGTATAAATATTTTAATGTATTCGCATTTGTTATTATTATTATATTTTGTAATATTTTTGGCTGATTTAATCGCGTATTTAAAATTATTTTTATTTAATAAGTCAACTGTTTTTTTTGTTGGTTCTATTATATAGATCGTGTATAAGTGGTTTGACATATTATCTACAGTTAAACCCCACCTACGGTGATGGTATTTAACATTTTTTTCAATGTGATAATTTGCATAAAAATGACGTACCAACACTTTATTAGGAATTCTAATTGGTCCTATAACAGTTGCTCCAGTTCCTTTTGCAGTAGTTACAATACTATTACACGCTTCATCCAGAGCTTCAGTGTTTGTTTTATTTGTTAATGGCCAATCTTTATTATTTGTGATAATGCTCCTATTATTAGGTTTCAATGTGATTCTGATTGTTTGACTACTATTAGTGTTTGATTTGTCTTTGTCTTCGCCTTTTCCTCCAGGTCCTCCGGTGCCTTTTACTTCAGACTGTTCAAAGTCTTGTAATAAATTCTTCAGTTTATTATGAAAGTCGCTTTTGCCTATATCCAAATCTTTACTTTTATCCAAATCTATATTTTTATCCAAATCTTTACTTTGATCCAAATCTATATTTTGATCTAAATATTTAGGTTTTGCTGTTGAATACACGTTGTATGCTGTAGTATATGCTTCTTTATACATTTTTGAAGGTTCCAAGTTAAGAATTGCGTCATTTGCCTGTTTAAAAGCTTCATCCGTTTTAGCATCATAGTTTTTATTGATGTCTATATCATTTAAATTATTTAACGCAGATTTTACAGCCAAATATGTGATTGCTACGATAGTTGCCTTTCTTTCTACAGCATCATCGTCGTTTTCTCTATTAATAATTAATTCTTTGGCTGCATTTTTGTATTCATTTATTGCATTATTGTATAATATATCATTTTCAATAATATCAATTTTGTTTGTTTTGCATATATTTTTCACAACTTTTTCAGCATTTCTGATGACTTTTGTATCAGGCATTAATCCAACGCCTTCTATATAATCAGTTATTCTTGTATTTCCGGTATATAAAAATATATTACCAAAATTGTTATCAGTCCAATGTCTATAAGTAGGAGACGAGATAATTTCTATGCATCTATTTATATAACAATTGTAAAAACTATACGTCCCAAATTTGCGCAATTTAATTGTTGGCGAAAAATTAATTAGTTTGAGATTTTTACATCCATTAAAGACTCCAACTCCAATATTTCTAACAGTTTCAGGAATACTAATTTCTTCCACTAAACTATTATAAAATGCATAATCTCCAATATTGACGACTCCATATGGCACTGTAAACTTGTGGATGTATTTTTTGCCATTAGTTTTTTCACTAATGTAACGCAATAATGTTGACTTGTCTTTATTAAATATGGCATTATTTTCAGAAGAAAAATGTCTATTCTCTTTTTCTACTTCTACAATACCATAAAAAGAATCAAATGCCGTTTCGCTAATAATATTTACACTCTTTGAGATGATTATAGTAGTAATATTTGTACTAGTGGAGTATTTATTTGATAAATTTTTGAATAAATAGCTGGAAATTTTATTCAAGTATTTGGGGGTTTTCAAAGTTGCACAAATGTAACAAAGGTCAAGTGCCGATTCTCCAATTCTTCTTAAATTGGGTGGAAACTCAATTTCATTACTATTGACAAATACAATTCCTGGTGCCATGAAACTACCAAAAGTGGTAATATGGTCCCATAAAAATTTATTTGGTTGATTTGGAACGCGATCATTATTTCCAATAAATTCGTTACGTGTTTTATCAAATAACAAAGGCACACCTTTTATTAATTTAGTATAATCTTTGCTAAAAAGAACTCCGTTTAAGGAAGCAAATTTAGTATTTTCGTCGCTAACATGAAAATAAACGTTTGGACATCCTTTGAATGCTGTATCACGAATTTGTTCCACATTCTTTCCAATATAAACGTCTTTTAAATTAACACAATTATAAAATGCAAATGACTGAATTCTAAATAAAGTATCTGGAAATCTAATAGACTGTATGTATTTATTATTATTAAAGCTATTTCTAACTACACAATATTTTCCCAAAAGAGTTAAATTAAATGGTGTCTCGGGAAACCTTGGAAGATAAATTTTTGGATTTTCACCTACTATAAACGTAATATTTTTAACAGAATCATTTGAAGAATTTGTTATATGATATGGCAATTCTTGTTTTTCATTCAAAGGTTTTTTATTCAAAGGTTTCTTCGTTTTATGACTTTGAATCCAGTTGACTATTGCATTTTTTTTGCTATGCTTCTTTTTGGATACACTTGTTTGTTTGCATCCATCAAATATGCTTTTACCAACATTTTCCACATTGGAAATATCAAAAGGTGTTAACGAACTACATCCAGCAAAAGCATATGATCCAATATTTGTAAACTGCGAAGTTGTAGGAATAGTAATTCTTGTTAGTCCAGTACAATTATAAAAAGCATGATCACCAATACTTTTCACCGAATCAGAAATAGTAATGGTTATTAGTCCAGCACAATTATAAAAAGCATATGATTCAATAGTTGTCACTTTATTAGACACAATGCAATGAAATGGTTCATCTGGCAAAGGAGAAGTCCCATCATAAGTAAATTTTATAACTTTCTTATCCTGAGGAGGTTTGTTAGTCAATGCAATATACCCTATAGCGCCTAAAGCAACCCCGGATGCAAATACAAATTCATTTTTCATTATATACTATAGAATGAAAAAAGTTTTATTTGTGAATCGGGACTATATTTCTTGTTTATTTTACCCTATGTTTATTTCCACCTTTCGTAACAGTGGATGTAACATTTTTATTTTTCTTTTTGGTTCCACCTGTTGTAAAGGTGGATTTGCATCCTTTAAATACATCATAGCCAACATCTTTAACACTTGAAATGTCAAATGGTACCAAAGAACTACAAGCTTCAAATGCAAAATCGCCAATACTTGTCACAGAATCAGGAATGGTAATGGTTTCCAATGAAGTACAATTAAGAAATGCACGTTCGCCAATGCTTGTCAGTTGCGAAGCAGAAGGAATCGTAATGGTTGTTAATGAAGTACAATCTTGAAATGCAAAATCGCCAATGCTTGTCACCGAATTTGGAATAGTAATGCTTGTTAAGGAAGTACAATTACCAAATGCAAAATTGCCAATGCTTGTCA